TCAAAACCAATTTGCTTTTTCTTCTCGAAATACGGGAATATCACTATCTCGATATGGATTGTAATTATGAAGATTGCAACCAAACTCTTTTAATGATTTTATTTTGTTATCCTGTGTCCATACAATTAAAGATATTCCGTCAAATTCTTCAACATTTCCATTATTCATTTTGTTTTTAAAATACCACTCCACGATTGTTTGATTGCCTTGATGAAAAAATTGCTTAATCTCCCAGACAAGAACACTTCCGCGTGTATTCCATTCGTCAAACCAGTGCTTTACCGTTTTGCGGTTTTCATATTTAGGACTCCAACTCTCAGTATATACAACATCATCTGTAAAAATATTGTCAATTCCTAAATCTGCTTTCTTAATCCACATATCAAACCATAATCGGATAATTTTTTCTCTCTCGTTCATAAAGCACCTCCACAACTTCCGATTTGTCTGCCCCTTAAAGTCCAAGTCCTTCAACCCACGCCGCAAGCTCCTGATGCCCGACGTTGCCCTTGAAAACTTTGCCGTCCATCAGCTTTGCGCCTTTGCAGCTCGGCGCAAGGCGTTCGTTCGTCTTGCCAATGCCGCTTCCGCCGGAGGTTGCAAACGGGATGATCGTTTTGCCGCTCAGGTCATAACTCTCAAGGAACGTATTGATAATCGTCGGCGCAACGTACCACCAGATTGGGAAGCCCACAAAGATTGTATCGTAGTCCTTCATGTTGTCCCGCTTCACGGCAATTTCCGGTCGTGAAGCGGGATCGTTCATTTCAATCGTGCTGCGGGCGTTCTTTTCCATCCAGTTCAGATCAGCTTCCGTGTAAGGCACCTTCGGCTCAATCTCAAAGATGTCCGCGCCGATTGCCTCAGCCAGCGTCTCGGCTACCTTTGCAGTCACGCCGGACGCAGAAAAATATGCTACAAGTTTATTACTCATTGTGTTCTTCCTCATCAATCTTTTCATTTCCTTCATTCAGCATGAAGTATAGCAGAGCTTCCAGCAATGTTGCCATATAATGAAGCGACCAGTTTTCTTCCGGCTCTTTTGTCATCTTATCAAGCACGGCTCGAAAAGCCGTGGTACGGTCAATCCTTGTTTCCTCATCAATGCGGTCAAGTATGCCCTTCATTTTCAGGGCGAGTTCTTTTTCCTCGTCAGAAAGCTCCGGTATGCCAAGTAACTCAGATAGTTTCTTGTCCTGCATAATAGCATCGTATTCGATGTATGACTTGTGTTCGGCTGACATCAATTCTTCAAAGTAGTTGATAAAAATATGAACGCGAATGCCACCTTCTTCGTCCGGGGAGAAGCAGACGGTTTGCGATTTTTCTGCAATTTCTTTCAAAAATGCAAGGTCTTCTGAGTCATCGAACTCCGCAAACGGAAGAAACATATTGATTTCCGCGTGCCAACGATGATAGTCCACGATTCCCTTGATATACCCGCGGTGTTGCTTGACAAACGCATCACAGCGTTCCAGAAGATACTCGTAGTTCTTCTTGTCCTCCGGTACAATGATCTTTGGTATCTTGTCCATTGCTTCGGAGTACGCTTTCAGCATACCACAATTAACTGCGCGGTCAAACACCTCATCGCACCATTTATCGTATTCGGCAGACTCGGTTTCCCGGTAATCCTTCTCAAAGATAATATCGTCCATTGCGTTACCCCTTTATGATTTTCTCAAGCTGCATTTTGGTCGCGTTAGGCAGACGTGATTGCAGATGTTTTAGGATACGTTCTTTAGATTCCTGCGGGTCTCAATGATATTACTCATTGCTCATACCTCTTCTTCCTCGATAATTCCGTAGTCAATCAGGACGTTCTCTTCGGCGTACTTCGGGTAGACAATACCCATCATCTCATACCGGTAACGCCTCACCCTGCGAAACGACTTAACCGGTTCCGGTACATAGGCGGCAGTCTCGCAGTGCGCATACTCCGGCATTTCCGCAAGATCATCCCGAACGGCACGGATAAGCGCATCTGCCACATCATCAATGCTTTTGCCGGTCTCCACGGCAACCAGTTCGTGCTTCCGGACCGCCTTGTCCAGATCACCGGGGGAGCGAAACAGCTTATATTTCATATCATTGCCCGTCCTTTCTCTCTATCGTTCTGTCTATTCTTCCTGAAATCTGTTCTTTAGGGACGCAATCATCGCTTGTGCGGCAATGCTTAGATACAAAACTCCAATTTCATAGATAAAGTCGCGGTCGATCACGATAAAGTATTCTCTAACGTGTGTAAAAACCAGTTCCAGCAAGTCCTTGTACAGTGGATCATCAAAGGGCTTGAACCGCGTAAACTTGCTTTTGGCAGCGTCCCATGTCATAGACGCCTCGCCCTCAGCACTGGTCATCGCCTCGCAGAGAATCATGCTGACGCCCATTTTCCCGTTGCCGGTCAGGAGTTCTCATTCGTAATAGCTGAGAAGGTCTTTCTTGCGTCGGAGCGGAACTACGTCGCAGTTGTCATCCAGCTCAAATGCAATCAGCTCCGCCGCGAGTTCCCGCCAGACCGCATATCCGGCGTTAATGGTTCCGTCCTCTTCGCGGCTGATGGTATCGTCCATGCAATATCGTTCATAGAAGTTGTCTCCGCCAAGCTCGTTGCGGGTGCAGAAGATATGCGCCAGCTCATGCAGAAGAATGTGCTTCAACTCTGCCGGATGACGCGCTATGTCTGTCCGCAGCAGGATCCCGTCCACGCCATCTTCTTTGCCAACGAAAGCGGAAGCGTGAAAGTCAAAATAGCCGTCCTCTTTATATTGATCTGTCAGGCGATCCGGGAAATACTGCTTGCAGAACTGCTCAAAGACTTCCTGCTGGTTTTCCGTCTGAAAGCAGCGCAGCACAAGATTGTCCACTCCGAACTCCGTTCCCAAGCGTTCGTTAAAGATGGAAGCGGCATAGAAAAGGGCTTCTTTATAGTCGTTGTTGTTCATCTTATTGCTATCCTTCATCCTCATTCAGCCCTCCGGTCTGACATTTTTCAGGAAGTCAGAGTGCGGTACATAAGGCAAGTTGAGCTGCCAGCCCATGCGGTTCAGTTCGTTGAGCTTGATCAGCATCAGGTTGATGTTTGTTCCCATTGCAGCCGAGAGCTGCACCACATCGTAGTCCTGCTTCATCAGGTCAATCAGCTCATCATCGTCAATGATCAGGTGTGAGGCAAACGCATTCGCCTCATATTCGTGTTTTGTGCGCATATCGAACAGCACGAACTCCGGGAGCGGTTCGTTTCCTTTGGCAAGATCACGGTGAAAGGTATCATGCCCGATCTCGTGACCGCAAACCATTTGCATGATCAGATACTCCATGTTGGAGTTCAGAAGAATATGCCGCTCTTTATGGCGGTAGGTGTACATTCCGAGCAGATCGTTCAGATTGTCAAGAAAATGGAGATGAATGCCCAGCTCACGGGCAATCTTCAAGGTATCTCTTGTTCCACAGCTTTTGACAATGCTGTTCGCCTTTTTGTATATTTCCTCGGAGCGAATTATCACGGGACCTTCACCCCTTTCATGTTGAAAACAGTCAAAGTAAATCCGTCAAGAAACCGAGACGTAGACAGTTATTCCTCTGCGTCCGTACCGGTCTTCTTGTATTTCTTCGGCGTGTATTTCTCAACATTCCGGGCTTTGGATTCCCAATATATATCCTGCAACGCCTTCATCACCGCATCCTTGTCCTGCTCGGACAGCGTACCGCCCGCAAACAAACCGGACATCCCTTCAATCAGGTCCTTTGCCTGTTTCATGCCACGGGAGCCGTACTGCTCGGATGCCTGAACCACAAACTCTTCGTCCTCGGTCAGCAGATAGTTCACATCCACCTTGAAGTATTCCGCGATTTTTCTGTAAGCGTCCTTGGTACGGGGAAAGGAAATGCCGTTCTCGTACCGGGTAATCATACGCCTGTTGATCCCTAGTGCATCGGCTACTTCCTGCTGGGTCAGCTTCCGCTTCTCCCGTTCAGCCTTGAATTTCTCTCCAAACGTCATTTTGGTAATCACTCCTGTTCACAAAAAGTTTGCGACATCAAATTGCGCAAGTCTATTGACAAAGGCACTTGAAGTGCGTATAATAATGACTGAGCAATCCAACTACTCATAGTATATCCTGAATTGCTCATCCTGTCAAGGGGCATGAGTAGTTGTACACGAAAAAGTTACATCTTTTGAGCAGTTCAAATGGACAGGCATTTATGCTGCCGAAGATCATCCGTACCGGCATACACCGGTATGAGGGAACAGGAGTGAGAAAAACGGAAATGGCTACACAGTACAGAAAAGCATACGTCCCGGTTACGCTGGATGTGGACAAGGAGGGGGCAATCCTCCCTCGCCGTATCTGGTGGGACAACGGTGTAATCTTTCAAATCGACCAGATTCTATACTAATGCCGCGCCACATCCAAAAAGGTTGGGGGCGGAGGCATCCGTTACACAGTTCAGATTCGCGGAAAGGAGTCATTTCTTTTTCACGAAGGAGACAAGTGGTTCGTCGAAGCAAAGGAGGACAACTGCTCATGATTTTATCCCAGCACCAACTTGAAGAAATTGCAGCCTCAACAACGAAGGACTTCAACCGGTTCTTTTTCGGGGATGAGGCGGACAAGCCCGACCGATCAGCTTTGCCAACACCCATTGATCAGTTTGCAAAGAATTATCTCGGTCTTCGCGTATCATTCGCCCGTCTCTCGCCGGATGGAAGCATCTGCGGTGTCACTGCCTATGCCGACACTGAGTACAAGATCACGGAACTTGGTATTACGCGCACACTGGCTTTGAAGCGTAATCAGGTCATCTTGGACGAGAGCTTCATTCGATCCGGCAACGTGCAGCGGCTCTGCGCCAAGCGCAGATTTACCCTTGCCCACGAGTGCGCCCATCAGATTCTCTTCCAACTGGAATCGGAAGAGGTAAAGGCTTCCTGCGAAATGAAATATTCCGCACGGACAGCCTATACGCCGCGAGAGCTGAAAACCCGCGAGGACTGGAACGAGTGGCAAGCAAATGTCTTGGGCGCGGCGATCCTGCTTCCTCAAAAAGAGGTTGACCTGGCAATGCGTCGGTTTGCAGAAACGCCGCTGATCAATTACGAGGGGAGGTATTCGTATGGTGATCACTTAACGCTGCGCCTTTTCTGCCGGTTGTTCGGTGTCTCCAAGACAACGGCGTCTATCCGCCTTCGTCAGCTCGGCTACATGGTAGATCGTCCATTCAGTGAGTATGTTGACCCATTGGAGGTGTGGTAATGAAGAGAGCATCCATTCGGGTTCAGGAACCGACGCCGGAGCTGATCGAAAAAATCCGCAGGGCAAGAGTTGCCATTTCCCAGCAAAAGCCCCGATACCTGAAATGTCCCTATTGTCAGCATAATGCCATTGCTGTCTACGAGGACACGAGAGGTCATGTAGAATCCAAGTGCAAGAAATGCGGGCGGATCACAGTCTTTGATGTGCTGAATATGAGAAGACTGCGACCGCGTACCAAGTAAAAACCGGAGGACAAGCCTCTGTTCTAAAATAAAATATATGTCATAGCTGAGCTGTGGAGCCGCCTGATAGGTGAAGTCATCCTAATGCCGCATGAGACAGAGTTTAATTGCTCTGTTTTATCGGCATGGGATTCAAACCTCACCGTCATGCGGCTCTTTTTCTGTCTTCACCCTTCCCGCTGCTCCCGCGCAGCGGAAAGGATGAACAATGAAAATCCCTAAGACCCCTATCGCGTTCGATTACGACCTATGGACTACGGAGGACGGCAAGTGCATGGTGCGCGTGAAACGAACCGGCGAAGTTTCCGAGGTTGACCGCAAGGTTATGAGAATCCTTCGCGCAGAGGAAAAGCGGATCAGACGCTCGTATGGCTCTGACAACACCTCTGAGGATGAGGACGGCGCAGAGAAAATTTCTGATACCGTGCTGTCCCTTGACGCTATGCCGGAGGACGATGTGAAGTCCGCTGCATGGCTGGCAGACTCCCGCGACTGCATGGAGGAACTGATCACCGCCCTCAAAGAGAAGGAGCTTCTTTCCATTCTGACCGAGAAGCAGCGCGAATTGTATCTTGCGATGACCCGTGAAGGACTGACTCTTCGAGAGTTTGCCCGAAGGAAAGGCATCGGCATCAGAGCTGCATTTGACCTCAAAGCAGCGGTGCAGAAAAAATTTCAAAGAATTTTTTGAGCGGTACTCAACAAACGGCAAATAGATGTCCGTTGTAAAGTGAAAGGGTCAATCAGACCACTTCACTGCTCCTTGAAAACTGAATAGTTCAGTGCTGCGGATCTTTCCGCTTCTGCGAAGCAACACAGCTTCCGACGCCAAGACCTCCCGAAAGGGAGTGAGCGACCTCCGGAGAGCTATAACAGTCGTGTGGTGCGGCTGCTTGCGACGATGCAGATGCCGGGTATAATGATACTTCCGTCTTTTCTTTGAATGGGCGGCTCGGAGCGATCCTCGGAGGGGTGAGAGTCCCATGATACCGATTGACCATTGGTAGTCCGCAGCATTCCCGGAACTGCAAAGTTCTTCTGGCAGGGGCGCGAGCTGCAAATATGCCGGACAATGAAACAAACCCAAAAGAAACTTACTATATAGTTTCAGGATGAAAACTATGTGGCAGGGTATCTTCACAAGATGCTCTGCCATATCCTTTTGTCCTGAATATTTTCACGAAACAGGAGGTGCTTAGAATATGATGGGCATTGAAACAATGAAAAATGTCAGCCCGAAAACGGTTGACCGAAGCACACTCGTTCAGAGAAGCAGCATCCGGCTTGATCCTGCGGCACCGCGAGAGGACAGGCTGAGGGAGTTCATTAAGCAGATCAGAAATCCCTATTGTTATCTGGACGGAAAAACTGTGGTGAAGATCAGCTTCACCGAGACGGATACGACAATGGAAGATTGTCTGGAACACTATCTGAGAGGTCTTTGATTTATGAACAGTCTGAATCTTTTCGCCCGGTTCTATGGACAAGCGATTGAGCCTGTGGTATAATTTAATCGGTCAAAAAAAGAAGAATACGGATTAAGCCGCTTGCCTTGATGGTCATGTGGCGTTTTCGTGTTCCTCTTCATAAGAGTTGAAGCAAGCCTTCGTCTTTCTGATTTGATGTACCACACCAAACAGAAAAACGGAGGTTATTTTTATGCCAGACAAGGTTTACCGCACGGCGATCTACTGCCGTCTGTCCCGTGAGGATGGAGACAAAGTAGAAAGCAACTCCATCGCCAGCCAGAGAGCCATCTGCGAGGACTATATCGCAAGACATGAGGATTTGGAGCTTGTCTGTGAGCCGTTTGTGGATGACGGTTACAGCGGCGTTTCCTTCAATCGTCCTCAGTTCAAAAAGCTGGAAGAGGCAATCCGCAAGGGTGCGCTTGACTGCATTGTAGTCAAGGATCTCAGCCGCTTCTCAAGAAACTACATCGACGGCGGACGTTACATTGAGAAGATATTCCCGCAGCTCGGCATACGTTTCATCGCAATCAATGATGCGTATGACAGTCTGACCGGTGATCCGCAGTCCGACTCCTTTGTTATCCCGTTCAAAAACTTGATTAACGATTCTTACTGCAAGGACATCTCCATGAAAATCCGAAGCAGTCTGGAAGTCAAGCAGAAGAGCGGTGAGTTCGTCGGTTCGTTCGCCCCTTACGGCTACATGAAATCGCCGGAGAACAAAAACCAGCTCATCGTGGATGAAGCGGTCAGCGAATATGTGCAGATGATCTTTTCCATGTACAAGGACGGCTTCTCCATTGGGCGCATTGCAAAGCGTCTGAACCAGATGGGCGTCCTGTCCCCAATGGAATACAAGCATTTCGCCGGTGTGAAGTTCGATACCGTCTTCAAGACCTGCGATACCGCAAAATGGACATACAAAGCCGTCCAGCGTATTCTCACCAACGAGGTTTATATCGGTGTTCTGGCTCAGGGCAAGCGCGGTACTCCCAACTACAAAGTCCGCGTTGTGAAGAGCAAGGATGAATCCGAGTGGGTCAAGGTTGAAAATGCGCATGAAGCTCTTGTGTCCTACGAGGACTTCATGGCAGTCAAGGTCATGATGCAGCGGGATATGCGCTGTTCACCTGATCAGGACGAGGCACACCTGTTTTCCGGCTTCTTGTTCTGCGGAGACTGCCAGCAGCCAATGATCCGCAAGACTGTCCCGTCGAAGACGAAAAAGTACATCTATTACGTCTGCTCCACCAATAAGCACAGCAGGACGTGCAGCCCACACAGCATCGCCGCAAAAGAGGTTGAAGAGAAGGTCTTCCGTGCCATTCATGACCAGATCGAGCTTGTCATCAATCTGGAACACGCGCTTGCGATGATTGAACGTCTTCCGTCTCAGAGCCGCAAGGCTTTCAACTACGAAGCACAGATTGCAAAAATCGGAGAAGAGATTGAGCGGTATCAAAAGCTCAAGCTGGGGCTTTACGAAAACTTCATCGGCGGCGTCATTGATAAGTCGGAATACTTTGAGTTCCGAAACAGCTACACCAAAATCATTGAAGACAAGCAGGAAGCACTTCTGCGGGTCAAAAAGGAAATGAAGCAGACTGTCACAACCGGAACGACTGAGCGGAACTGGGTAACGCTTTTCAAGCAGTATGAAAACGTCGAAGAGCTGAACCGCCGTGTGCTGATGTCGCTGGTTGACCGCATTCTGATTCACGAAAACCATGCAATCGAAATCGTCTTCAAGTACAAGGACGAATACCAGCAGACGATTGAATACGTTCTCGGCTATGCCGACGAACTGGATATTGCCGTATAAAGGAGGGATGAGCAAATGGCAAGAAAAAGCAGAAAGCAAATTGCAGTCGAAGAGCCGGTTATCGAATCTGTCTCTTCCGAGGTCTTCTCAACAGCCATCTATGCCCGTCTTTCCGTTGAAAACAGCGGCAAGTCCGAAAAGGTGGATGTCATCGCAAATCAGATTGAGATTTGCAAGTCCTACATTGCAGAGCGTCCCTACCTGAATCTGATAGATACCTATGTGGATAACGGACGAACGGGTACGGTCTTTGATAGACCGGAGTTCAACCGTCTGATGAGCGACATCCGCACCGGCAGGATCAAGTGCCTTGTGGTTCGTGATCTCAGCCGGTTCGGGCGTGACTATATTGAGGCAGGAACCTATCTGGAACGGGTCTTTCCGCAGATCGGGCTTCGGTTTATCGCCATCAAAGAGAACTACGACAACTTTGATACGGACGGCTCCGGCGAAAGCCTCATCATCCCTCTGCAAAACATGATCAACACCCTTTACTCGAAGGACATCTCCCGCAAGGTTTCCACTGCGCTCAAGGCACAGATGGAAAGCGGAGAGTTCAAGAAGCGCAATCTCCCGTATGGTTATCGCTGGGATGAGGAACATAGCAATATGGTCTTCGATGAGGAAACCGCGCCGATTGTCCAGAAGATTTTCCAATGGAAGATTGAAGGGCTGTCTCTTCCGGCGATTGCAGACCGGCTTGATGCAATGAACGCACCCAACCCGGAGTTTCAAAAGTATCAGGTCGGCGTCCGCACAGGCAATGCTACGGCAAAGAAGATTTGGAGCAAGTCTTCACTCACTACCATTCTGGATAATCCCCATTACGTCGGAGATACCGTTCTCGGACGGACGCTGAACGCCATCTACAAGGGCGTCAAGAATCAGCACATTGACCGTGAGGAATGGATTGTTTTTCCCAATACTCACGAGGCGATTATCTCCCGTGAGGACTTCCAGAAGGTACGAGAGCTGCGCGACGCTGCTGCAAGGACAAGGGTTGAGAAGATGGCGCGCACGGAGGAAATCCGCGCTACGCTGATCAATCTCTTTGAAGACAAAATCGTATGCGCGGACTGTGGCAGAAAGCTCTATTTCCATCGCAAGCGCGTTGATAAGCGCAAGGACGGCGCATGGTACGCCTTCTATGAGTGCAGTTCATCCGTCAAGCGCGGCAATCTCTGTACGCCGCACTATACGCGGCAGGACAAACTTGAAGCCGATGTGCTTGCGGCGATCCAGCTTCAAGTCAAGGCGGCTCTCGATTACGACAAGCTGCTTGCCAAGCTGAGAAACAGCGAAGGCGAACGCAGCATCCGCGATCAGCAGAATGCGCTCATTACAAGCCTGAATCTGAAGCTCAGCGGTATCTCCAAGAAACGCACCCGGCTCTACGAGGACTTCACGGAAGGCATTCTCGATGAAGAGGAATACGCCTTTGCCAAGAAAGCCTACGATGAGCAGTATGCCGACCTTTCCCGGCGGTTGGATGAAGCGGTTCAGCGGAAGGTGAAGTTTGCCGAGGCAATGTCCGAGGACAACAAGTGGCTCACGCTGATGAAATCCGTCAGCGGTGCAACGATGCTCTCTCAGGAGTTAGTTGACGAGTCCGTAGAGCTTGTGAAAGTCCATGAGGACGGCTCAATCGAGCTGGTCATGAAATACGGCGATATTTACGCTCTGACCGTTCAGAGTATCAAGGAAGTACAGGAGGCGATGTAAATGAGCAAGGAATACAACATCGGCATCTACATCCGCCTCTCAATGGCTGATGAAGATACCGGCTATGGCAGCAAGGCGGAAAGTGACAGCATCGGCAACCAGCGTATGCTCATCAATCGCTTTCTCGACAATCACCCGGAGTTGTCTCACTGTCAGCGGTCTGAGTTTGCGGATGACGGTTATACCGGCACGAACTTTCACCGTCCTCAGTTCACGCAGATGATGGAGAAGGTCAAGCGCGGCGAAATCGATCTGATCTGCGTCAAAGACTTTTCCCGCTTTTCTCGTGACTACATTGAAACGGGAAACTATCTGGAATGCACTTTTCCATTCATGGGCGTCCGCTTTATTTCCATCAACGACGGCTATGACAGCGACGATTACAAAGGCACAACGGGCGGTCTGGAAGTGGTTATGCGCAGCATCATCTACGCCGCATACAGCAAAGACCTTTCCGTAAAGACCACATCGGCAAAAATCCAGATGATGAAGCAGGGCAAGTATGTCGGTGGCTACGCCCCATACGGCTACGTCCTGCATCCCACCATTCGGAACAAACTTGCCGTAGACCCGGAGGCGGCTGATGTGATCCGTCGTATTTTCCGCGAGGCGCTGGAAGGCAGCAACACCTCTCAGATCGCCCGCAGCCTGAATGATGAAGGCATCCCGACGCCGGGGCAATACTTCAAGAGCAAGCATTCCGACAAGAAGAAGTTCAGTAACATGAGCGAGAAAATCAGTTGGGAAACCGTGATGGTCTATAACATCCTCAAAAACCTTGTTTACACCGGAACACTGGTCAGCCGCAAAATGAAGTCCTGCGGTGTCGGCTCAAAAAAGCGTGTTGTCAATGAGCCGATTATCGTAGAAGGAACGCATGAAGCTATTATCAGCAAGGAAGACTTTGAGCTTGCTCAGAAGGTCATTCGAGGCGGAGGACGGAATCCCACGCGCAAGCAGCATGACTATCCGCTCAAGGGACTCGTCCGCTGCGGTAACTGTAAACGTGCTATGACACGCCGAAAGAACAAGGCTGGCATTCGATACTTCCAGTGCATTCACTCGGTCAACAACGGAAACACAGACTGTCCGGTTGGCAGGAGCTTTCCGGAAATGGATATTGAGAAGGTTGTCTTCCATGCCCTTACTCAGTTTCTTGCTTTGGCACAGAAGGAAGCAATACAGAACCGCGAAGTCGGTGATCTGCGGAAATCTGCCATCAAGGAATGTGCTGATAAAATCCGCACTCTGCAAAAGCAGAACGAGCAGCACAAGGCGTCCAAGCTGAGGCTCTACGAGAAGTATGCAGCCGGAAGCATCACGAAGGAGGCGTACATTCAGCAGAAGGCGGCAGCGGATGTGAAGATTGCTGAAAACGATGGAGCAATCCAGCGCAGTCACGAGCGGATGAAGGAGCTTGACTCCGAGACCGCCTGTTCAGATGAAAAGCTGGATGCGGTCTGCGAACAGTACGCCGACTGCAAAGCTCTGACCTATGAGCTGACCCACGCATTCATTTCTGCGGTCTACATTTACGATCTTGACAACATAGAAATCGTCTGGAAGTTCAAGGACTTCCTCACTACATCAGAAGGAGAAGCCAAATGAAAGTATTTCTTTATATCCGCGTTGCCTGTGCGGATCAGCTTGCGGCAGCAGACCAGCGGGAAGAGCTGGAACGCTATGCGAAGGACAAAGGCTATGAGGTGGCTGCTGCTGTGGCGGCAGACGGCATCTCCGGCGTCCATACGGAAGGTATCATGAACTTCCTGCTGAACGAAGCAAAGCGTCAGGACATCGGTACGATCCTCACCCGCGACACCTCGCGAATCAGCCGGGACACTTCCTCTTTCATGAGGTTTGAGCGAAAGTTCCGGGAGAACGGCATCCGGTTCGAGTATCTGTCCAAGCCTGACAACGAGCTTCCGGTCACTCCGATGATGGAGGCGTTTGAAGCGGCGTATAAGAAACGTCGCACAAAGAACGGCAAAAGAGCATAGAGAAAACTCAAGCCGTTCATGGGTGGTTGTCCACCTATGAACGGCTTGTAAATTCTCAAAATTTTTTTAGTCCCTACTTGACACAAGAAGACCTGTCCCGTCTCGGTAGGGCTAAATCTTTCCCCGTATTGTTCATCGTCATCCGCCGGATATGCACGATTGCTTTTTATGCAACCAGTTTTCGGACTGCATCCAGAATCTGCTCATAGGTAATGTCCTGCGCATAGGCGAATTGCTTGCGGTATTTTTCCCACATGGCCCGCAGCTGGGGGCTTTCCTCAATGTTGCGCAGGATTCCCGGCACATCGGCGATCTGTTCTGTGGTACTGCGGTGGGCCGCTGTTGCCCGCAGTGCCTGAGCGAATACGTCCTTGTCAAATTTCTGGGTGGAAGCCAGTATGTAGGCATCATAGAAATCTCTGGGGCGAGTATTGAACACGCTGCGCCTCAGAATGGTTTCTACCTTCTCGGCCATAACGGTCTCGATGTTGTAGGCCCACAGTTCGTAAGACTTTTCCTCGTCAAAAATCTCGGCAAACTGATAGGGCACCGCATGGGGCGTGATGGCATCTCCGGTGGACACATCGATGCTCAGCGGCGTAAGCAGCGTTTCAAATTTCGCGGTCAGGGCGACCCGATAGCCGCCGTAAATATCGTCCTCCCGGATGGGAGAAATCGTACCGAACTCAAAAGTCACTTCATCGTCAGAGGGCATGGCACAAATTTCTTCCAGCGCGGAGCGAATTGCCTCCGGCGTTAAAGGCAGATTTTTTAGGGTAGTGTCCAAATCCATCGTTGCACGGTTGTCCAGCCCCACAATGGCCGCCACCAGCATACCGCCTTTCAGGACAAACTTCTCTTTGTAGGCAGAGGCGGCAAGGCGAACCAGCAGCCGTTCAAACATATAGTTCTGCAAAATTACCTGGGCAGGGATATTTTTCTGTTTGGCAATATTTCGGATTTTTGCCTTCAAACTCATGGCTTTGCTCACAACAGCACCTCCAAATACTGGCGCAAAACATTGGCAACCCGCATCTGCTTTGCGTAGGAATTCAGCTTGTTCAAATCCTTTTTCGGGCTGGCCGCATACAGCTTCAATGCCGTCAAAAAAGTTTCTGTTCCCAGTTTATTGCGACTGCGGACACAGTCGCAGATGGTACGTTCCAGATCATAGCAGGGCACCAGATTCCCGGCAGGTGTTTTTTTCTCTGTCCGGCCCAAGGTAAACAACTCCGGCTTGATATAGTACACCTTGCACTCCGCCTTGATTGCCGCCGAAGGGATGCATCCGGATGGGGCGGTGATCGTGTGTTCAAAGGGAGTGCGGTCAGAAATGCCGTGGAGGAACAAGGCCGTCTCGTGGGAGAAAACAATCTGAGCCGACCGCCTGCTGATAGACAGCAGTTCATCTTCCAGTTCATCCGGCAGAATATACTGCCCTTTTACAATGCGCTGGATCTTATTTGCTTTGCACAGCTTGTAGAGCATGGCCTTGGATATGCCGCGCTGCGCCGCAACTTTTGTTTCGATAATCCCGCCATGTTCTCTGGCAATGTCAGTAAGTTCGGCAATATAGTTCATGCAGTCACCTCACTGTTTTAACGCAATAATATTATATCCACTATTATGATGATAGTCAACGGCACGTTCAGAAACATTTTGAAAAAAATGTTCTTTTAATTACGATTAAAGTCAACAAAGGACACAGGGTTTGGGATGTTCCCAACAAGCCAAAATCGCCGGGTGTACGGACACCGGCTGTGCTTGCTATTCTCTCTATCCTCACGATTCCTTTTTGGCTTCTGCATAAAATCCCTGTGTTTTGAATAAGGCAGATTTTACAACCGCCGGTATGAAGTGATTACGAAGTAATTGCTTTTTACCGGCGGTTTTCACAACTCCGCAGAGTTGTGAAACTCTCTCTTTGAATACCAGATTTCCGGCAGAAGATGCCTGTTGCAGGGTGAAGAAAAATTTTTTTGGAGTCCCCCCAAAGCGGCCTAAAAATGTCCGTTGTAAAGTGAAGGGGTTCTATATTTTTTTGCCGTAGGTACCAAGTTTTCGGCATTGAATGTCCGTTGTAGGGTGAAAGGAAAAATTTCTTCTTAAAGTACCCCCCAAATTGGCAAAATCTTGTCCGTTGTAGGGTGAAAGGAGGATTCCACATGGCCAACCGCACCAGACCAATTCGCATTGAAATCTGCGTGACCGAGCAGGAGCGCCAGTTGATTCGCCACAAGATGGCACAGCTTGGCACAAAAAACGTGGGGGCATATGCAAGGAAAATGCTCATTGACGGTTACATCATCAAGGTGGATTACACCGAACAAAAAAAGTTGGCAGCTGCCGTCAGCCGGGTTTCTGCCAACATCAACCAGATTTGTCGCCGCATCAACCAGACCGATCACTTCTACGCCGAGGATGTAGCCGAATTAAAGGCGAAACAGAAAGAAATCTGGGAACTACTGAAACAGGCACAACAAGCCGAACTATGATCTCCGCATTGGGCTTATCCGTGTACGGTTTTTCCGTATACGGCTTTTCAGTTCATGGATTTTGCACCCCTCAAGACCGTACCCTAACCGGATTTCTTGGCCGTGGATATTCAGACGGTCATCATGTATGAAATTCATACCCTAATCAATAAGAAAAAATCAACTCTCAAGAAAATCATCCATCAATCCAATCAATACACAGAATGGATAGATGGGATAGGAGGATGTATGAAACCGTTATTCTACAAGTTCACCACGGAAAGTCCGGCAGCCTCATATATACCGTTTCCACGCTTTCTAATGGACGATTGCTTTGCAGGTCTCGGCAACGATGCAAAGGTGCTGTATGCACTGATGTTGGATCGGGCAAGCATTTCCAAGGTCAACGGCTATATTGAAAAGGATGGCGCGATCCGGCTCTATTTTACGGTGGAGCAGGCAGAAGAAAAGCTGCATCGCAGCCGTCAAAGCGTCACACGGATCTTTCAGCAGCTGGAAAAGAGCGGTTTAATTTGCCGCAAAAAACAGGGTCTCGGCAGACCGGCAGTGATAACACTCAATTATCCGGCCAACGCTAAGCTCATTACAAAGAAGGAGGTAGCACTGTATGTGGAGGAAAATATGTGTGCAGAAACCGATTGATCGGCAGCCTGATGGCACCTTACCCCGCCTTACACCCAAGCAGGCCCGCAGCGTCCGAAGGCTCGTCAAAGGATGCTGCAATTACGCAGACGGCAGCTGCCTGCTGCTGGATGACGGCGAAGAGCAGGTCTGTCCGCAGAGCATCAGTTACAGCCTGAATTGCCGGTATTTCCGTCACGCAGTGCTGCCCAGTGACCCAAATCTTGAAAATGAGATTTTACGCCCCCGGGGAAGCAGGCGCTGTCAAATTTGCGGTTCTTATTTCATTGCCGGTTCTGGACGTGCCAAATACTGTGCCGACTGTGCAGCCAACGTACATCGGAAACAGAAAGCCGCCTATGCCCGAAAACGGCGGTCGAGAGTAGACAAATAACCTCGCAAAAGCCGCTTATTTGCACGGAATTTCAGAAGCAGTACAAAGGGGCCGGGGGATTTTCCCTCTATCCCCCAAAATAGCCGTTCAATCTGTCTACATAAAGGAGGATGCAGCATGGATAATCGTATGGAAAAAGTACCAATCCACTTGAAGATGACCCTCACAACGAGGGAGGCCGCCGAATACAGCAATATTGGGATCAACAAAATTGACAGTATGCTGCGCTCACCCAACTGTCCGTTTGTTCTTTTCGTAGGCACCAAAAAGCTGGTAAAGCGAAAGGAATTTGAGGAATATATCAGCCAGAAACTGGTGATCTGATTTTTCTGACAGGTTCAGGAAAATCATGGGCAATGCACCTTGAGAAAAAGAGCATTATGTGCTATCATTATCGTGTAGTGGTGTGCTCTTTTCCTTGGCATGAAAGGAGTACATTATGGGAAAAAACCTCAAAGGCAAAGAGTGTGGCAAAGGCATCTACCAAAGAAAGGACGGGTTATATCACGCACGCTTTGTCGATAAATCAGGGAAACGCCACGAAAAGTATTTCCAGACCGTTCCCGAAGCAAAAAACTGGATTGAAGAAGCAAGGTTTGCCGACCAACACGAGGACATTTTTGTGCCAACGGAGACAACGGTTGACGAATGGTTTGGCTTTTGGATTGAGAACATAGTGGGCGATTTAGCTCCCAACACCCTGCGCAACTACCGGGAACGATATGCTCACAATATCCAGCCGGTCATTGGCCGGATGGCAATTTCCAGTGTCAAGCCCATGCACTGCAAGAAAGTGCTGTTACAGATGGACGCTATCTATGCAGGTTCCACCATCCGTCAGGCGTACATCACAATGGGCACCATGTTCAAGGCCGCAAAAATGAACGATGTGATCGCCAAGCATCCAATGGACGGCGTGCGGTATACCAAGCCTGTTCGAGCCGTGGATGACATCAAATTCCTCACCCGGCAGGAGCAAAGTCTGTTTCTTCAAGCTGCAAAAAAATCGCACAACTATTACCAGTACGCTTTGATTTTGGAAACCGGTCTGCGTACCGGAGAATTGATTGGTCTGACTTGGGATGCGGTTGATCTGGAAAAGCGAACACTTACGGTGAACAAGACTTTGGAATTCCGGCATGGTCTGCATACATGGCGTGCTGGGCCGCCCAAAACGCAGCACAGCTACCGCACCATTCCACTCACGGACCGTGCCTGTGAAATTCTGCAATCTGTCTGGAACAGCCGGGATACCCGGAAGGAATCGCCGCTCCTGTCCCAAACCTTGGAGTATATTGACCGGCGCACCGGCTCCATCGCAAAGCTTGTCATGCGTGACCTTGTTTTTATCAACTGGCGAACGGGAGAGCCAGCCAAGAACAGCTCCTATGACACACATCTTTACAAAATCTGCGATGAGGCAGGAATCAAACGCTTTTGTATGCACGCGTTACGCCATACTTACGCCACAAGAGCAATCGAAAGTGGGATTCAGCCAAAGGTATTGCAGAAATTGCTGGGACACGCCAGCATCAAAACCACCATGGATTGGTATGTCCATGTGACCACCGATTCCCTCGATCAGGCTGTTCGGCAGTTTGAGAAAAATCGGGTTTCCGATGAAAACGCATGA